TTTCCATTGCCGTCCGCATCCACCAGTGATGCCGCTGTGACGGCTCGTTGGTTGTAGTGCGGATTCCGCGTCCGGTCGTAGACTAGAAACAGCTTGGGACGCAGATACAACACCTCACGCTGATAGCCCAGGACGCTGGTGTATTGTGGCTCAGCAAAGCTGCTGTAGGAGTCGGCATACAGCGCCTCCAGCCCCACACCGCGGGCATAAGCATAGTTCGAGGTGTTCTCTAGCAGATCAATCCGCGCCGGGTTAGCTGACGCAAAAGGTGTGCCTGCAACGAGCCACTGGGTGCTCGTGCCAGCGCTAGCAATGACCAGTGCCGTCCCCGTTGTGGGGATGCCCGTGCCATATTGCGGGGCTGCCACAATGCCGAAAGTTCCGGCCCCCGCGTTCCAGTTGATGACGGCGTATTGCACTCCTCTCACCAGACTGGCCGTTGGCCCAGAACTTCCAGACAGATAATATGTGGGGGCTGTACCTCCCGTTGCCCAACTAAACTCCGCGATCTCGCCATTGCTCAGGGTTTGCCCCCCGGTCAGCGTGATCGTAGCCGATCCAGGCGTAACGCTGTAAGCCATTCCTGGCGTGTATGGAGTATCCGGCCCCGTGCTCACGGGGGGTTCCGCAATACCAGGAGCTATATAGGTTGAGTTGGTAAACTGCGCCCAGCGGTTGCTCTGCCACGGAGTTCCGCCCCAAGCGAAGATAACCGTTGCCCCGTTAGCAACACCCGTGCTAGTCACGCTCTGGTCAATAGTGACAGTCGTGGATGTGACAGCTAGCACGAAAGAATTGGGAGTATCAAATGCAGCATACTCAGAAGAACTTCCAATCGGGATGTTTGTCCCGAGGGCCACCATTCCGGGGACCACCCCAGCCGTCGAGGCAAAGTGCAATACGGCCCCACTTGCTGTCGCGGCATTTGTGGTTAGGCTGACTGAATCCACACCGGCTGTCGTGCTGGGGTTACCGGGGCTCAACATCAAGGAGTAGATCCCGCCGCCCCAAGAGAAATCCGTTGCATTCTTCTGGCTAGCGCAATTCTGAGCATTCGTCAGCATAGCCGCCCCGGCGCCAGCAGAACTCGCAGGGAAATTACGGATACACTCTGCTGCGGGATGCGAGAGAAGCGTGTTTGACCCCCGTTGGAGCATGATCGACCCAGCGTGGTCATACTCATCGTGCCCGTTGCCAATATCGAAGACCGGGGGGCCAGCCCGGAAACTCAGGTAGGCCGCGCTGCTAGTCCAGTCACTCCGCATGTAGACGTGACCGTAGCCGCCCGCCGGATTCGCCATGTTCCCCAGAACGGTTGTCTCGCTAGACCAGTTCGTCTGCGTTCCGTTCGGGTCCCAGAATACAAAGTCCGGGGTGATACTGAACTGGGTCATGAGCTGCTGGTTGAACCACCTGTACTGATTCTTGAGTGGGTTGTTGGTCAGGTCGGCTAAGTACTGCATGATGAAGTTCGGGCCAGAACAGTTTACGCAGGATGGGGCAGCCCCGGTGTAGTTGTACACCGACCCACGCTGGAGCATTGACTGCATGTTCGGTTCCAGGTTGTGGCGGAAGTACTCCAGCCCGGCCATCCACGAAAACGGCTGCGTGGAATTGTTGATGAGGTCGTCTCCGAGGGCGGTGTAGTTCGAGATCAGCGTCAGCGCGATGTTGTACCAGGACAGCCCGGCGTAGTTGAAGCTGTCCATCATGTTGCCATCAGCGCCGAGCCAGTGAGCAGAGAAGGGCTGATCGACCGCCAAGTGCATCTGATTGCGCCAGTAGTTGTACCAGACCTGCCCGCGAGGATCATCGTAATAGGCCGCGATCCCAACTAACCCCAGCCCTGCATAATGACCCCAATGGTAGTTGCTGCCTGTCTGGTTATAGGTTCCAAGATCCCCGTAGTTGCCCCCGCCATTAGAGCCCCGGTAGTAATCGACCAACTGCTCTTTCGTCCAGCCGTCCATCGAGTCCAAGACTTGTGCGCGAAGGGTGGTAAAGCCGCTAGGATCAGCCTGTGGATAAGTCCCGGCAGCCGTCACCGTCGAGTCGATCCAGGGGTTCGTGCTGGCATCCCAAGCCGTTCCTCCCGATGTGAAGAGTGCTTTGACTCCAGCCGGTTCCTGCGCCGCCAAGTAATTCAACGCTCCAGCCGGGGAATACCCCAAGAGGGGCCTCAGCCAGTCGTATAGCAGAGCCATCCCTGGCATGAAATTGCGGTCAGGGAAGCCGTTGTCGTGGACGGGCTCCCAATTATAGTTCTGCCCGCTGCCTACGGCCCAAGCCGGGCTACCATTGTTGTAGGTCACGCCCTGATTGGGAACGATGCAGAATGGCGTGCCGGCGGCGTCTGAATCAAGTGGGAAGCCGTAATAGTCGGCGCTTCGATCTGCATCGACGTAAACGGTGACCCCATTAAGAGCCGTAGCGAGTGGCCCCACAATCCCAGTGAATGTCAGCGCCGAATGGCTGGCCAAGTCCTGGCCGAGAGCGATACCAGCGAAGAGTTGCCCTTGGCCAACGGGGCATGAAGTCACAGCAACATCGGTAATAGCTGCTCCCGAAAGGACGTTACCAATGACATTGTGATCCAAGGTGACGCTCACGCCTGCGACCTTGCTTTGCACCTTCGTCCCGGCGGGGATGTTCGTTCCAACGGCATAGTCTCCGACGGTGAAGTTGTCGGTGTTGGAGGCGCTTCCGCTGGTCCCCGAGAAATAGAGAACAGCCGATCCGGAGTTGGTTTGCGCCGATGTCAACGAAAGCGGGGCATAAGAGTCTACACTCCCCCAGATATTGAAATTCCAAGTATTGTTTCTGTTGGCTGGGCCAATCCCAAGACCACCCACAGGACGGGAGGTTAGCCCGTGCCAATCGGTGGGTGGAGAGGCTGGTGTGAACCACGCGAACGGCGGCGTGAACTTGTTCAGCAGCTTGACAGCCTGCATCCCAGCTAGGATGCCATACTGCTGCGGTGTGAGGGAGACTCCGTTCCAGGTGTAGCTCCAGCCGGAGGGTGTAACGTCGCCGTCTTTTAGGGTCAGGTAGCAGACCCCGACGTTGTACGCCATCGTGTAGGCATCGCCACCTTCGAAGTAGTCGGTATTCGAGCCAACCCACATATACCCGCCTAAGCCGTTGCCTCGGCCATCAGGGCCGGCTTCCATTGCGGCATAGATCGGCGGCAACCCGTCGGGCGTGCCGGGAGTGTACTGGACCGCCCAATCGCAACCATGCGCTCCGCCCCCAGGATTCCGAAATGCTTGCCAAGCCGCGCTGTTCGATGCTGCGCGAGACTTCATCGCGGCGATCTGGGTTGAGGTCATCAGCATCGTTGGGCCACTAGGCCCTACAGCAATCGTTAGGCCAGATGTCGTCCCACCCGAGTCTTGCACGGTGATGGTGTGCATCCCGTAGGAGGTGATAAGCCCGGAGGTCACGGTTGCCGTCAGTTGGGTGGAACCCACATACGTCGTCGAAAGGGAGGTGGCATCCCAGTAAACCGTGGCGCCGGGCACGAAGTTAGCGCCGTTCACAGTGAGCGTGAACTGCGATCCTCCGGCGCTAGCTGTTGTCGGACTGATGCTTGAGAGCGTCGGGGCGTACACCGAGAAGTTGCTGGCAGCGGATGCCCCCGTCGAGCCTGTCACCGTGATACTGGCAGTTGTGGGCGAGGCGATAAGACCAGCGGTCACTACCGCGGTGAGTTGTGTTGTGCCCACGTAGCTCGTGGTAAGCGAAGTGGACCCCCACTTCACCACATCCCCAGAAACAAAAGAAGTGCCATTCACGGTCAGGGTGAATTGCGCGCCGCCGGCCGACGCTGAAGTTGGGCTAAAGCTAGTGATCGCTGGGCCGACAATCGTAAACGTCACTGCTGGGCTGGACGTGCCCGCTGTCTCCTGGACTGTGATACCAGCCGTCCCACCACTCGCAATTAAATCCGCCGTCACCGTGGCTGTCAGTTGTGTAGACCCGATATAGGTTGTAGCAAGCGCCGTCGCGTTCCAATACACCGTAGCATCCGCACTAAAGGCTGTTCCATTAACCGTGAGCGTGAACTGCGCGCCACCTGCTGCCGTCGAAGCCGGGCTGATGCTTCCGACAACCGGAGATGTCCCGACCTGCTGGGAGCCGACTGTTAAGTAGCTCCCCATGCTAAGGAGTTCGTTGCTGGTAGTGGCAATCCAAGCGGCAGAACGGTTGGTGTTGGAAATCCTGACTTCCTGCAACTTTCCGTTTAAGTAACCGCTGCCGGGTCGCGCGCCGATGGATAGCAGACTGGAAGTAGACACCAAATTCTCACACGAGCCATTCGACCCATCCTGTGTGCCGTTGACATACACATAGGTCGCGCAATTCTGCTGCACGCCCGCGATGTGATACCATGTGGCGGCTGTGAGCGTTGTAGCTCCGGCAAGAGAATCCACCCCCACTGATTCATTGCCTGTAATCATGCCCGTTGGGTTGCCGCCGAACATGTACTGCCACGCCGGGTCCCATTTCGCCACGATTTCAGAACTGCCGCTTGTAATGTTCTCCAGTGCCTCGATGGTGATGGCTGTGCCGGTGATGTTGAGTGAGCCGCCAGCGCTCCCGGCAAGATATTGGCTGGATGCGGCTACGAATGAAGCAGCCCCACCGTTCAGGCCGGTCGTCAAGCTGACCCCACCGGAATTGGTCACGACATTCCCATTGGATGTAGAGTCCACGATGGAGAGAGAGCTAATCCCCCCGAGATGGAATACGGCTGCATAGTAACTGTCCCAGGCCGCGCCCACGGAACCGCCCTGGTAGCTTGTAATCCCTGGGTTGCCGTACAGAATGTAGAATATCCAATCAGATGAGTTCGACAGATTAGGATTCAGAACACAGGCATTCACTTTGCCATTTGTGGCGTCCCAGGCGGCAAGCTCAAAACTGTACGAGCTGGTCCCGCTGGAGTTGGGAGAGAATGTTAGATCGGCAGGAACGGTTGCCCCGTTGAAGACAACGCTCGCTCCGATCTTTCCGCCGTTCTCCACGCTCTTGAAATCCGCATTGGACAACTGGAAGCAGACCGTGTGATTGGTTAGAGAGCTTCCGCCACTGACCATCCCGTGCGCGATTGTAATCTGGCGGTAATAGCCGAAGCTAGAGGCCCACACCGGGCTAGAGAGTATGGCGAGAAGTAGAAGAAATTTCTTCACGGTTTTAGTTCGATATGACAACTTTGTGCCTTGCTCCGCCGCCACCGCCCTGCTCGGCGCCCTGTGTCACATATGTTGCGTAATTGGCAAGGTTGTTATAGTTGGTCGCGATCTCCCCGGCGCTGAGATTGGTGGAGATGAACCGCATTTCAGCAACAACTCCGGCAGAGCCGGTTCCCCCGTTCCACTGGCCGATATATGCCGCATCCGAGCTCGTATCTACTGTTCCACTGCCGCAACCAAGAGTAGAATCTGAAGCCCCATCCACGTAAAGCGCTTGGCCGCCACCGGCTTTCACACCATCAATCTGGTGAAGGGTCGAAGAAGGAGAAAGTGTAGCGGTTCCAGTTTGTATGTAAGGTGTCCCGTCTTCTGCAGTAACCCACCAAGGATGTCCGGCGGTGTTGAGAGTGAGGGCGTAGTTGTATGTCCCGCCCCACTTGTCTACTATGTTGTTTCCTTGTGTGGTGGAGTTAGCCCAAGCCTCCACCGTCATGTTTGCATAGTGCAGGCTTAGCCCGGTTCCGGCAACAGACATGTACGAACTCGTATCAAAACTTGCAGCTCCGCCCATAGGCCCGGCGGCTTCGACTCCGCCGCTGTTTGTCCAGGTATTACCGTGACTAGTAGAATCCACAAGTGAAACGGATCCGTCGCCCTTGGGTGCAAAGTGATAAACTGCCACATACGTTGCGGCCCAAACATCCCCCACGCTACCACCCTGGTAAGTTGTCACAGAGGCGTCGTTGTAGGCTGCATAGAATACCCAATCGTTTGTGTGGGATAGGGTTGGGTTTTTAACCCACGAGTAGACACAGCCTCCGGCCTGATCCCAGTAAACATGCTCGTATTTGTAGGGCGAAGTCCCGTCCGAATTTGGTGAGTATACAAAATCTGCGGGGACTATCTGACCATTGAACACAGCGCTGTGCTGGATGTGGCCCCCGCTTTTGAATTGATCCCCGCAGGCCTTAATGCCAACAGCCTTGTCGGTCAAATCCGAACCGCCCGACACCATGCCATGAGCGACGGTGATCTGGACATGGTTCGCGTATGCCCCGAACGCCGGGAGACAAAGCGCCAGAAAGAAGAGAAGCCGTTTCATGCTAGTCCACCGTGTAATCAATACTGCACGCCAAGGTTGTTGCAGTGCCCGTATTCGTCCCAATATGCACCGTAACCGGCGCATGCGCAGCCACCGCGCAGGAGGTTGTGCCTCCGCACTGAGAGTTCCCATTCAGGAAAGTGCTCGTAGTGACTGTGTTGATGTCGCCTGCCGTTACTGTCATATCCGTCCCCAGCAAAGAGTAGGTTGCCTTAACGAGATTGACAACAATCGAGGTGGCTCCTGTTTGACCGCAACTCACTTTGGTTAGGTGGATTGCTGTTGCCGGATTCAGGACGGTGATTAGCCCGTCATCCCCAACTACCGGAGCGATATCAGTGAAAACGACCGTGCGCGTCACATGAGCGGTTGGGATGTCTTGAGTAATCAGAGCAGATGAGGAAATCACATGGGAGGCGTTGTCGTGGAGAAGCTGAGTACCGTTCGTATTCACCGTCCCGCCGGCAGAGGACAGATCGACATTGGTTCCGCCTGCCGCCAACCCAAGCGTTCCGCTAATGTCGCCCATCGCGGGCTGTGTGCGTTGCTGCGTCCCAGTATTGTCCACGTAGAAGACCCATTTATGATCCGAACCAGGAGCTGCGAGAGGGACTACATCTGTTGCCACCACGGTCGTCCCGCTCCCAAGGCAGAACTGCGGGATGTGATTAGCGGAAGAGAAGAACCAAGTGTCGTAGGTTTGGGTTCCGGGACAAGCCGAGCCGAGAGTCTGTTCCCCACCACTCGCAGAAAGCGCCGTAGCCCCTGTCCCGAAGCTAGCTGCCCTCATCGGCCCGGTGATGGTCAAGGCGTGAGTCCCGGTCACATAGTTGAAGTTGGTCGCATCCTGAAGGAACGTAGTCCCATTGCCAAATGGAACCGCCGTAGAGGCCGGGACAAAACTTGTTCCCCAAGCACTTGAGCCTCCATACAATGCGAAACCAGCCCCACCGGGCCATGTCATAGAACCGCTGCCGGTTACGACCGTCCACGCGTTACTCTGGCAGGTAATGACTTGTCCAGATGAATTGAGATACCCGTATGTGGTTGCAGTGCACGCGGCCCCGATCCCGCCGGGAGGAGTGCCCGCAATAAACACCCCTGGGTACCAGATTTGGCCTAGCGCCGCGGCAGCGAATAGAACGAAGAGAATCAGAGTTTTCATGATGTGCCTTCTTGTGTTCCTAATAGTTAGCATAGTTCTGGGGTAGAGTGACGGTCACGAACGCCGTGCCCGCTCCTAGTGTGACCGAAGACCCGCTGCTGTTTTGAATGACCAAGGTTACAGTGTCAGCTGCATTCACGTAGGCCGTGATGGTAGCACCTTGCAGGTCCAGACTGAACCCGGCTGTAACCTGGGAACCCAACTGGGCGCCGGTTACGGTTGTAGTAGTGGTGACTCGGGACCCGTTAGTAATCGTTCCCGGTGTCCAAGATTTGGCTCCTGAGAACTGCGGCCGGGATTCGGCAAACGTGCTGACTCCAGCGGGTATGGACTCCGGTGCGCCAGCGGTCGAACCCTGCCAGGAATTCCCAACTGATGTTACCCCAACAGAAGTGTAACCTCCCGCCGTTTCAACACGAAAACCATAGTATTGCGTTCCGGTGGCGGGGATGTCATTGTAAGCTGAGTTGTTGCTGAAGGTGCAGTAATCGCAACTCAAGCACCCTGAGCTGTAGGTCAGCGGGGCGGAGATAGGGGTATGCGGCGTAGATGCGCGCGCCGTAAAACCCGAGTAGGTCGAGGTAGGAGAGATTGTGATAAGCTGGCCATTGTCATAAGCAATGTTATTGGCTACAATACTGCCCTGTCCCCCAACGTCAATCCCTGGCCCTGACTGGCCATGGCAAATGTTTCCCTCGACTAAGTATGCGAACCCCCAAGTCTCGATGCACGATGCCGTGGAGTAAACCGGAGAACTCGCATCAGCAAAGATATGATTGTTGCGGATGATACTGTTTCTGTTGCGATAGTCACATTCCGTCACGATCCCAGATCCGTAATTCATGTCGTCGATGATGTTGCCTGAGATTTCAGAATCGATGACCGTCATGTCCATGTCTAGGCCGTAGAGGTAGTTATTTCGGAAGTAAGATTTCTGCACACCGGCGGAGAACGATATTCCTCCTCCTACTTGGATAATGAACGGAACCGGGCTGGTCTGCGTGGTGGTCGAAGGCGTGATAGTGATTGTTCCGGGAGGGCTGTTGATGGAAGACATGCTATACATTCCGCTGTTGATCCACATGCTCCCGCCGCCGGCAGAAATTCTCCAATCACCAAATGAGCATCCGCTCACCCGAGTCACAGTAGTCCCGGAGGTGGTAGCGGTCCCGGTACAGGTAGCCCAGGGGTTCGTGCGGCTGAAGACATTATGGTTGATGTCGTTGTTCGACCCGGCGCTAAGCCCTAACCCATGAAAATCCATATTTATGATTGCGCTGTCCTTGAGGGTAAAGTAGGTGCAACTGGCGCAGGCAACGGGGGCATACCCGGCGGTCACGGTCGGGGCGTTATTCTGGTCTATCGTGAGGTTGCTGATCGTGACATTGTTGATCGCCGAGCCAAGAATCAGGTCATGGTTCAAGGTAGCGTTCTTGAGCCTGATTATGGACGAATCCGTAGACTCCCCTTGCAGGTCCACGCAGCTCGCAAGGCTAATAGCAACCGTGCTCGCGGTGGTGCTCACCATGTAGACCCCAGGAGGGAAAAACACCGTTCCGCAGCCATTGGCGGCCACATAGGTGATGGCCGCGTTGATGGCGGTGGTGTCATCCGTGGTCGCGTCTCCCTTGGCGCCGTAGTCTTTCACGTTGTAGACAGTCGTATAGCTGCCCACATCCGCCAGAAGCGTGAAGGGTGTCAGCCCGGTGCCCGAGATTTGCACATCGACATGCTGGCCAGAGGGCGACAGGTAGAAGTACCAATGTCCCGTCGAATCGGCGGTGAACGGGTTGGAATGCAGCGTGCCACCGCTACTGTCGGAATAGATTGAGGCCAACGTCCCACCGCTGCCCGTGACGTAAACCGTGACCGTGCAGGATGGGTAGGAGCGCTGGACCGGCGTAGCGGCGGAAGACAGGTATCCGACTACATTGACGGCCTGCCCGCCCTTTTCGCACCAGCCCTGGATGCGCTGCCCGGCGGAGGCGGTCGCCAGCACCATCAGCCCCGCCAGAATCGCATTGAGAATTGACTTACGCCGCATGATTGGTTCCTTCCTACGCTAGGGTAAAACTCACAACCGCCATATCAGTATCATAAGGCCCAGCATTTGGATTCACGCAAAACCCAATAGAATCAGGAGTGAAGAAAGCCGAGAAATCAAAAGCCGTTGTTAGGTCCTTCCAATGAGCGCCGTCCATGGAAAATTGAAACAGCACATTGGATACAGAGGTGTACACTATACGCATCCATGCTATGCATGGAGGTTGGGTTGTCAATGAGGAAAAAATATCGCTACCTCCACTTGACACAGAAGTAAACTCCGACACGTAGTAACCAATTAAGTTACTGACGCTTACAAGTAAAAAGGTAACGGCTTTCCCCAGCGAGCTATCATAAAGGACAACCCCGCGCCCTTGATAGCCAAGGTTAAGAAATAGAGCAGAATAACCAACCGTCAGGGTCTTGGAACCGCTCAATGCCTGTTTCAAAATGCGCAAGTTGTTACCAGCGGCCGGTGCCGTGAGATATATACAAGCTGGATTTGAACTATCAAGCGTCGCGGTCCCTTGATTGACCCACGAAAAATCTGCCGCTACTGGCGGCGTGAAGGTCGGCATCCAAGGAAAACTTGCGCCGCCTCCAGAAACTGTAGCCCACACTACGTCGTAGGCTGTATTAGAATTCTTAGTCAAAGACTGCCCGGTTGTTCCCCCTGTAGGTATTCCTACTGGCAGCCCAGTAATGTTCGTAGCAGCAATGGTAGGTGCTCCTGTCCAAGATGTGTTGCCACTGCCGTCAGTCTGCAATATCTGATGATTCGAGCCTGCATTGAGCGGGAAAGTCCACGTCCAGGCGCCTGTTGCCGGATCGACTGTAACGATCAACGAGTGAGAAGTGCCAGGGAAAATGATCTCGCTGAATGTGCCAGAGCCTCCGAAGCCTGCGATGGCCACGGCGGTGATGCTGGAAATCACCCCATCCGGGCCGACGACAATCTGCGCCACGTCGGTGCTGTCGCCATAAGTGCCGGGGACAAGATCCTCGCCGCTCACTAGTGCCCAAGTACTAGTCTTGGCTGTGTAGCGATACAGTCGCCCGTTGTAGAAAACTACGGAGCCGTCGTAGGCCAGCGGGCTAGTACTGGATGGCAGTGCAGTGACGCTGGGAATCGTAGTCGGCTGCCCGGAGGAAGCCTTCCCAATGGCATTGGTCAGGTTCTGAGCTACGGTGGAGGGCGCAGCAGGAAGCGCCAGCGCCGCGGCGGTAGTAGCGGCTGCAGCGGCCTTCTGTGCCGCCAGTTCCTTTTGCAGGGAACCGACCTGCCGCGCCAGATCGTCCAGCCGACGGGCGGCGTCGGCCGGCAGCCCGAAGCCCTGGAACGACTTGTTGCCCAAGCCGCTCATACCATGCCTCCTGCGGAGCCTTGCTCGCCGAAGGGCCGCACAATCTGGAACGGGCTGTCGCTGCCCCAAGCTTTCACCAAAACCTCGAAATCCGGCTCGTACACGCGCACTGGGGCGCCGGTGACCGTCCAGCCGTACAGCATCCCCTTGTTGGGTGGGCAGGGCAAGTACAACTTCTGCAGGGCGCCGGTCAGTGCCACAACTAGGCTGAATGAGCCAAATTCGCACGCTGCGGCGATCACGCACGTCCCGCTACCCTGCACCAAGGGGCGCACCTCGCGCACGCTGTGGTAGCCCTGCAGGCCGTGGGAAGTGGGTTGTGGCGCGAACCGCGTCACCGATACCGGCACGAGCAGCGCCGTCAACTCGCAGCCATACAGCAGGCCCGGCCCGCTCCAGAAGAAATCGAGCGCCGCATTGACGTTGAAAATGCCGTAATCCGCTGGGTTGCTCATCGGCAGGCGGCTGACGCTGCGCGCGCCGGTTAGAATCTCCTGCAGGATCGCAGTTGACCAGTTGTCAGCTAGCAGTGTGACCGTGATCCCGTCGTCGGTCGCGGCCGCGTCGCAGTCAACAAACACGTCCTCTAGTTGCTTGGCCGCCCGGAAATCGCCGAACGTCGAAGCATTCCCGCGCACCTGGCACTCAATCGGCCCGCCGGTATCGGCCGCCAAATCGGCAAACTGTTGGATCGTCCCGTCCGCGCAGCCCACCAGGGTCACAATGCTGTCTCGGTCTTCGCTCTGCTGGTGCAGCGTCACCGCGGGGGTGTAGAGATCGGCCCACCAGCCGGGGTTCAGCAGGTTAATGGCCAGCGTGCGCGGATACGTGGTACTCATTTCTCACCTCGCCGGGGAGTCAGAAGCACGCGCTTGTCCAACGCTGCCGCTCTCTTCGCACACCCGCCGCAGGGCGAGATCCCCACGCTCTTAGTCACCCGAGCCACCGCAGTCCCCAGCCCCACTGGAGCTTTGAGACCAGGGATTCGCAATCGGATCTGGATGTGCTGGTTGACTTGTTCCATAAGTCTATCCCGAACAAGGAGCAGCCTGGAAAGTGACAATCATTGCCGTTTGGTAATTTACTAAACCCCACGGTTGCCCCCCGTAATACGCTGTGGCCTCATAGCCTCCTACCGTATTGATATTTGCGTAAGCCACGTCCATGCCACGCTCTATCTCTTCAACGCCTTCACTGGTTTCACCATACGTGATGGTTCCAGTCATGTCTGTCATGGCAGGGCTAACAGGGCCAGTCAAAACCCAATTTTGCACAAATTGGTTAAAGGAAGAGGCCCCCCAGTAAGGTGCGCCTGGAAGTGAAATGCCTGCTATTGCAATTACCAATTCGTTTGCTGCTGTTGTAGTGACCACCCCGGTTTCGGCATAGAAAGGCCCTCCGGTGTACATTTCGTTGTCTGTTCTATACGCAATCTGGTCTATCCCGTTCAGGCCGGCCCATTCCATTACTACAAAAGCAACAGATCCCAACTCCGATTGCATGTTGATCGTAACTGATTGCGGCTCGGCAACTCCAGCTACTTTGTAATAAACATTGCCCTTGAAACTTCCACCTTCTGTCTGTTGACCAGTTCCTAGCGCGTTTATCCACCCGAGACCATCGAGATTTGTTGAATCGAAATTGGCGCCTACGTTGTTCATGATGGCGAGCACCAGCATGTTCCCTACCGTCGGGACTGCCCCGAGGGTAGCCGTACCAGACGCCCCTCTGAACCCCGTCCCAACGGCGTATTGAGTCAGTGTCGCGCCCACCGTACAACAATTCGCCGTCAATGTCGCGTTTTCAGCGGGCATTGTGAACGTCGTTGAAGAGTCTGTCGGGCTGCTAATGCCGGACGTGTAATCTCCTGCCGCAGTCCACTCGGAGAAGGGCGGTGTGCACGTGGCCACAATTGGGACAACGGCCCCTTCCGCGTATGTGCCGCTACCCGTCCCGTTAATCACGGTCAAGGTGTAGGTGTTTCCAGGTGGCGGAGGAGGAGCTGGAGGTGGCGGAGATGGCGGAGACGGCGGAGATGGGATCGGCGGAGATGGCAGCTTTGAAGTCTGATAATCGAAGTATAGCCAGCCATTCTTGCAGTAGCACAGCCGCGGCGCCGGGTAAAGCATTGGCGGCTCGTAGCCGTTGACAGTCACGCCCGGCTGCCCCTCGTGCGGCAGGAATGGGTACAGATCGTCGCCCGACAGACTCTTGGCCGGCCCCAAGTCGGTGGCCATGATGCCGTTGCGCGACAGGAAGAAGATCAGCGGGCCGGTATCGAAGCACCACGGCACCAGCAGCCCGGCCCCGACGCTGGTTTCAGCAAACGAGTAGGGATTGGCCGCGTTCCCAGTCGTAGTCCCGGCGAAAAAGCGATTCGCAGTCATGGCCACGACGTAGCCGTTCCAGGTGCAAATACCCATGCCCGGCTCGGCGCTGCTGGTCAGGTCGATGAAGTTAGAGGTGTTGGCCGTCTCCGGGTTGGTGCGGTTTGTGAAATACACCCGCCCTGGGTTGATCGGGTCGCCCCAAGCAAAGAAGGTTTCGTCATACGGCCCCGTCAGGTAGGGCAGCGGATTGCCGTAAGTAGTTGGGCTGTTGATCTGGAACGGAACTCCAGTTGCCGTGTCGATGTTGTCCTCTACCTGGAACGTGTTCGCGCCCGGCGCCCCGCGAATCACCGTCGCCACGCCGTTGATGAGCACTTCAGTCCCGATGCACAGATTGGCAGGGATCGCCACCGAAGTGCTGAAAACGGTTGTGCCGACGACCGAGCAGGTGCCGGTGATCGGGTTCTGCTGCACCGGCCAGGGCTGGAAGTCTACTTGCTCGATCTGGTCGCCCAGTTGCGCGTCGGCGTAGTTGTCGGCGTAACTCCAGGTAGTCCCGGTATTGGGGATCGATGTGGCATACACCGGCGTGCCGTTGACGCTGGCTCCGACTCGCGCGATGTCTACCGTATCCACCTGCAGGTCCGTGCTACACGCCCCCGTCACTACCACCGGCATCCGCTCGGGGAACAGGCCACCTCGGTTGAGCGGACTCCAGGTACTCTGTGCGCCGGTGATAGTGGAGCGATAGCGGTAGCAATACTTGATCGGGTTGTCGGGATAGATCGATCCGGGGCAATTGGGGCCGTAGGTGCCGCCAATCCACCACGAATCGGCCGACATATTCACTGCCGCGCTGCAGGTCACTTCAACGCGAATAGCGGCGATGTTGGCCAGGGTGCGCGTCACGTCGGTGCCGACACGATTAGCCAGCAGCGTGGAAATCGGGATGAAGACTTCGCTCCATGCGCCGGAGCCGGTGGCTAGTTGCGTGCCGCCGGAGATGCCGCCCGCTGCCGCAATCTGGGCCTGCAGAGAAGCGATCTGCTGTGTGAGTTGGGTTGTCGGTAGACCTTCGGCGGCCATTTGTGCTTGCGCTAGCTGAATCTGTTGTACCGCCGAAGTCATCTGCGCCAGTTGCGCCGAAGTCACCTGCTGCGTCAGGGCGCCTTGCTGCGCCGCCAGCAGGCTTTGTGAGCCGGTCGAAGCCGCTTGCAGCACATTGGAAGTGATTTCCGCCCAGTAGTAGTTGTGCAGGAAGTCGTTGCTGACCCCATCCACGTCCAGCAAGATTCGCACCATCAGCAGATTCCCCGGCGTGTCGAAAGCCAAGCTGATGTGCATCCAATCGTCGGCGGTGATAGGGCGGTTGTTGATTTGCGACAGGTCCAAGGCGATGGTTTCGCTGATCGTGCCCACTTCGTTGGTGCTGCTGGTGGGCGTGAACAGCGCCGTAACGCAGCCGCCGGTGACGCTTTCCGCCGCGAGGTGGTTGGCTGTCAGGTACATCCGTGCGCTATCGTAAAACGCTACTGCTTCCGCCGCAGCGTGCGCGCCGGATGTCGAGCAGCGGAAACTGACGGCGTTATCTTCGCCCAAGGCTACAGAAAGCACCCGCACGAACTCGCTGCCCATCTGCACCAGCGAATCGCGGTCGAGCAGCGCGGTATTCGAGGTCAGCACGACGCAGCACGCGCCAGTCGTGCCCGAATCGTACTGGATAGCGGCAATCGTGGTGGCGTTGGTCGCGGCGGCCGGGATCATGTCGCTGATGACCGCCACCTCGGTGCCGATGCCGATCAGCGCACCCTTGGTCAACCAGTCCGTGGTGAGCGAACTGAAGGCCACACAAGCCCAGCCGGTGGTGCTGGAGTCGTACAGCACGGCGGCGGTAGTGGTCCCGGTCGGCACGCGCAAGGCGTCGGCGGGCGTTCCCGCAATCTCGCCCGCAGTCCATTCGGCAGCGGAATCGAAGTTATCCACCACTGAGTACAGTGGCGACCCCAGTTCGGCATCCGGCGGGCTGCCCGGCGGCGGCGTGCCCACGGCGAAACGCGTCCTATCGGCAGCTCGCACTTTGCTATAGCGCGCGCTGTCCGCCACGTACAAGAACGGTTGCACCGCCGCCAGCGGTTGGTAGGAAGCAAAAGTCAGCGGATTGCCGCTGTAGCCCGTGTCTGCCAGGACATTGCCCAGATACAGGTTGTAGCCCGCGCCGGAGAAAGTGTAGTTCACTCCGTTTGCGTTGAAGCCTCGCAGGCTGTGGATGGGATACGAGGAAGGGGCCAAGAACGGGGCGATGGCGGGTCGGATGCCCAGCGCTCCGTCTTGCGTCGGACGCACGTTGGTGCCGATGGCCAAGCGGTCGTCTGGCACGGCATCTATAGGGCAGTTGAGCTTGATGCCCTTCTGGGTGAAACGGCTTTGCTGACGCTTGTAGTCCATCAGGCCGTCTCCTCCGCCGGGGCCAGTTCATACGGTGTCTGCTGGTTTTCGAGCATCGTGACGGCCCGCAGGTTCTTCCAGTTGATGGCTTCGGCGCGCTCGCGCGAGGCATACGACTCGGCCACTTCCAGGAAGGAGCGGTACATCCCCATCGTGCCTTCAAACTCCGGGCCGGCCAGTTTGAAGCAAGCGGCGTGCTGGGCATTGTCGAGCAGCGCCGTCACAATATCGTTGGCCACAGCGAAACTGGTAGTACTGGGAGCCACACTGGCTGGCGAATTGCCAATACAATCCAGCGCTATTTCGTACACCTCGTCCGGAAGCGGCACCACTGCCACCAGATTGCGACCTCCGAGCGCGATAGTCTGCGGCGAGCCGGGGGTTAGATTGCGCCAGCCAGGCTGCCAGTGGTCGAGATTGAACAACGTCGAGGGCAACTGCTGCAATCCCAGCGGCCACGCCTGCAGCACGCACGGGAAACTTTTCAGCACACCCAAGGCCGAATGGAAACGCTGCTGCGCGTAATCGGCGCGGCGGTAATCGCGCGACTGAGCATCCTGCCGCAACACCGCCGCCAGCACTCCCCAAGTCAAGGCCCAAGTGGAATCGTCGGGCAACGCCAGTGTGACCGGGGTTCCCGCACTGTAGGCATAGCCCTGCGAGACAGTCAGCAGAAGCGACAGCGCGCCTTCGGCCAGCGGCGGCGGGATGAACTGCAACTGCAGCGGCGGGGTCACATCCAGCGCGTAAGCCTGCGGCGTAGTGGGGTTCTGTTGCCAGTTGTTCGACCAGCCGTAGCCGCTGATGTCGTCGCTGCGGTCGAGTAGGCTCCACAGGCCGGATGCGGCATCCTGCCACTCAGCGCGGTGGATCTGGATTGTGGCCGGATTCAGTAGCACGCGCCCTTGCGGCGGCGGCGGGCCGGGCAGCGTCTCCTCGTCGGCCACCATCAGCCGCGTCTCACCCAGGATGCGGTCTGTCTGCTCGCCCAGGGCGGCGGCCACGGCGTCAATGCTGAACTGGCCTGTGTTGATGTAGTCCCCGGACCCCGCGTATTCCAAGAGGTGATAGCCCACCTGGGCCAGAATGTCAGTGTCAAGAACCGAATTCTGGATTGCCGGGGAGGCAATGGCCGATAGATCGTAGAAAGGAGTGCCGGCCACGGTGGTGAGTATTAAACGCTCCCGCCAGTATCCGGTGAGCACCTGGAACTCCCGAATGGCGCTGCGAACAAGATAGTCCAATTCGTTCTGGACCCAGTAATCCTTCGCCGACAGATTGATCCCCAGGCGCTGCGCGAGCAGCGTCGTCAGCGATGCGATACTGACTGGGATCGTTGACGGTATCGCCATTTCTCATCGCTTCGAAGACCGCTTAACCGACTTCTTCTTACCGCGGCGCTTGACCACCGAATTGGCTGCGCGGATGGCTTGTCCCTCCGAATAGCCCCGTTCCAACATGCTATTGGAGACGTGCGCCCACTGGCGTTTGCTTTTGGCAGACTTCGCCTTCCGCGTGTGCCGCCGCGCTGATTTTGCCGTCCACGGCATACCCTACGCCTTTATGCTGGTGCCGGTCGGGAAAGCGCCCTTGCGACCCTCTATCGACTGCACGTCTTCGGTCACTTGAAAAGTCACCGGGCCAGCCGGCGCCGGAATCGTTTTGACCGGCTCGGGCCGCTGCTGCATCGGTGTCATCAGTTCCGAACCGGACGGTGCACCCAGCGCCACGCCGTCCTTGATACCGGGGTGCTCGCCGCCCTTGCCACCATCGGCGTAAGGCCGCGAACCCATCGGAGAACTCAGATCATTTGCCATATTGGCTCCTTTCAACTCATCTTACGCTAGGATGTGCCTCTCTCCACGCGGTATCTTCCCTGTCGTGCTCTTCGAGCTTGCCTCGTATATGGGCTTGGTCCTGAAGAACTTGAATTTGAGTCGCCCGGATGCTCTCCACTTGAACCTGTAACGAGAGAAGGGCATTCGCATTCAATTCAATCTTGGTGTTTAGAGATCCCCAACTTAGCGAGATTGCCGCGATGAGCATGACAATCGTGATGATGTGTCCCGCGTCGATTTTCCATTCAATTTGAGGCATATTTAAGTCCAGTAAAGAACGTGGCTTTGTAGGTAGTCGGCGTCAATCGGACCAGACAGATCCGGCCCGTGGCTCTCGTCGATCACCTTGCTGTCGAAAATCGCGTTGTCATTCTGCTGATCCCCTCGCAGCAGATCCACAAACTGTGCTTCCACCGTCCGCATTTTCTGGAGATGAAAGGCCTTCACCTTAATGTCCACATTCGGCTGATTGGCCACCAGGTCGTGCGCGTAGTATCTGGCGCGAGCCAGGATCGTCGCATCGCTGATCTGCTGCGGCAGCACGGCCGTAGGGGTCGCCGCCAAGTCGCCGTTAGTCATGTACTCCAGGATGTAGCCCAGGGCCTGCACCGGATGGCCTAGCCCCAACTCGAATCGCGGTCGCTGCTGCGTGTCGTTGGGGACGGTCACATAGTCCTTGCCCACTACCCACGTCGGCCAGCCGTAAGAAGTGCGCTGCGGGTCGCGCAGATCAAGTTCCTTCTGTGTGCGAAACATATTCTCGTAGCGGAAACGGTAGCCCGAGATAGGGTCCACAATCGACATCCAACGCTTGAAGTCGATGGCCGGCGCGGGCATGTAGGGCTGGTAGATCATGTACGATCCCCCGGCGCCGCCCGTCTCCGCATAGGGCCGGTCCAAGGTGATTGTGCTCGCGCCGTCGTAGACGATGATGTTGTAGATCGGTCCGCCGGTCACGCGGAATTGGCGCAGCGTGATCGGGCTTTGCGGAGCGGCGGGCAGCGCAATCGCCAGCCACAGCGCGGAGGCGGTGGCGTCGCCGACTACGGATGCAGAGAATTGGGTCGTGGTCACGTGCCCGCCATTGATTGGCGAGGGGGTGAACCACGACCCGTTGCCCTTGTTGAACGACCAGTCGCGCGAGTCGCGGATATCCTTGTAGGCCCGCTGGACAAGCGGCAGGCAAGCCAGCGGGTCAAGATCGGAGTGCCAGGACTTCAACTCCGCCGCAAGTTGCGCGAGTGTGCTCACGGCGTCTCACCCCGTGAGTGTGTTGATCCACAGTTTGACGTATTCGCCGCTGAGGTCGGTGCCCGTGACGGCTTCTGTGTAAGCGGTCTGCGACTGGCCGCCAGCAGTGCCGGTGACTAGCGCAATCCACTTCAGGACGTACTTAGCTTCGGAAACGCGGATCGGCAGCACCAGGTAGTTGCCCGTCCACGACACGGCAACCTCGATGCTGACGATCATCTTGACGCCGATAGTTGCCGCGGCTAGTGGGTCTCCGTTGGAGACGTTGCCGCCGGAAGCTACTGGCGTTGTCCCGACCCGCGTGTAACTCGACGGGCCGGTCCAAAGTCCTCGGCAATACGGTTCATTGCCGGACGGGGCAAGGGCGCGGGGAAAGGAAGAAAACGCCATACGTCCCTCCTTACACCACGTCGGGGATGCCGCGCAGCAGCACCAGGGTTGTGCCGCCGGTCGTCGGAGCGCCGAGCGCCACGCCGATCAGGGCCTTGAGAATGGTCGTAGTGACCGTCACGCCGTCGTTGGCGTTGAGCGCCAATCCCGAAGAGGCGTCCAGATACACCAGATCGCCGTCCACCGGGGTGCCGGTGAGCGTGGTGAACTTCACTTTCACTTTCCCCTTGGTCTGAATCCAGCCGTAGTACCCGGCTGTGATGACGTTCAGGAAGATGCCCGCAATGCGGCCCGTGCGCAGCGCCGAGTTGCCGTCCGTGGTGACAGTGTAGTTTTCGAAACAGGTCGTGAGCTGATCGTAGGCCCACACCGCCGGCCGGCCAACCGTCACTGCGGCCGAAGCGCTGGCGTACAGCCGCACGTACTGGAAGCAGCCGCCGTACAGCGTCCCAACCGCCGTGTCGTAGCGCACGCCGCCGGGGTTGCCGTCTAGCCACACGCGCGCGCCGAGTTGCGCGGCGTATGTCGCTGCACCGCTGATAGAAGCCTGGCCGCCGGCTACCGCGTCGTTGATGTCGTTCAGCGCCGGGTAGGTGGTCCTGGAAATCGCTTGAGAAGGCCCATTGGGCATGTTGAGTTTACTCCTTTTCTTTCTGAGGAGGCGCCTCAGCTAAGTCCTTACGCAGCAATCCCGTAGAACTGCTTTTGATGCCGCGGGCTGGTGCAAACCAGATTCAGCGCGGCATGGGTGCGCGCAACCACCTTGGTGGAATCCTGCGCCGGGTAGAAGCCCCACAGCCCGAACTGATAGCGCGGGCTGGCCGACAGCCGGAGCTGCCACTTGCGGGTATTGAACCAGCAGAAAACCTCGCCTACCGTGGCCACCGCAGTCGCCACCGGCAGGTTGGAGGCCGTGGCACAGCCGGACGGGACGGTGAAGGTCGAGGTCAGGTAATTGCCTAGCACCGGGTCGTTGACGCCGTAAACGGACGACGGGAAGTAGTCGTCGGGGAAGATGACCGCATCGTTCATCTTGACTCCGGTGACACCCCAGATGGCATCCTGCGCCGTGACCAGTTCGCCGCGCTGCAGCGGCTGGATCTTTTCCTTGATATAGGCGAAGGCGCGCTTGGTGGTCACGCCTAGGTCCGGCCGCTCGCGGCCGATTGAGGCATCCCAATAGCCTTCCTCCAGGACCGAGTACGTGATCGGCCCGCCCTTGGATGTGCCTGCCGCCGCAGTCGTCGAGTCGCCGCAGTAGCGGGGGATAGAGTTCAGCGTCGAGCCGATGGCGGCGTTGCGCGTCTGGCCGCCGTAGCTGGTGAAGTACGAGCCGTCCCAGCCGGGGGTGGCGCCGTCGTTCATGGCCTCAATCCAGCCATTGATGTCGTAAGGCCGCGTGCCCACGACGCCGGTGGTGGCGGAAGTCTGGCCATGCAGCGACATCGCAATCGCTACTTGCGCGCAGATGGAGTTCATCATGTTCGCCGTGTTGAGGCTCAACAGGCTGAACACGGCGTTTGGCCCGACGTTCATCACGTCGATGTTCTCCATGTACTCGGGGTAGATCGACACGTAATACTTCGGGTCGAACCGAGTGCCTGCGATTGTCTGCACCTTGTCCAGGTTGAACTGCGCGCCAATCCCGTAGGAGTTGGTCAGCAGCGGTGCATACAGGAATGTTTGCTGCATCGTCGAGCCACCGCCAAACGTCGCCAGACAGTGGTCTCGGATGTAAGCGAGAAAAGGTACGTCGTTGAAAAAATTATCCTGCACAACTGCCGGATAAATCTCATACAACGTAGTTGCGGATAGCTCGTCCAATGCCGGATCAGCCATGTTCTTTCCTCATTTAACCGTTCTGGCCGGACGGGCTTGCTGGCCTCGCTCGGCGGGTTTACGTCTCGCGCCGGGCCGCGCCCGACGCATATTTGCCTGACATCATCGCTTCGGTGGCGCGCTGCACCGCCTCGGCCATGTTCCGTGTCCGGTCGTTGCTGGTGTTCTTGTTGGCTGAGGCGGCGAAGATCGGGCTAGGCGCGGCCGGCACTCCGAAGGGCGCCGCCGCCCGCTTGCTCGCATCCTGCTCGAATTTGGTGCGCGCCCGTGCTTCGCCTTCGAGCCGGTAGCGTTCGGCCACGATCTCTTCTTCCTTCTGGGTGGCGCCGAACAGGTTATCCCAAACCTGGGTCGGCTTCTGGCGCAATTCCTTGGCCTTGCTCCAGACGGCTTTCATGTCCAGCGGCTTGTCGGGGAACAACTGCGCGTGCCTCACGGCAATGTCCTGAAACTCCAACTGCAGTTCCGGCAGCGCCTGGAACAATCCTTCCAGGTCGTCCATCCGCTTACCCAGAGCGGGATCAACGGCGGGCGGCTGCTGCACGGGTTCCGGCTTTCTGGTGGGCGCTGGACCGGGGGTATGATCCCCGAAAATCTCCTTGGTCAGCGGCACGCCATAGGTCGCTTCGGCGGTCTTGGCCCGCGCCAGCGCCTCGGCCAGCACCATGTCGGCGGCTTCGCGCTGCTTCTGGGCCTCCAAAAACTGCTCCGTCATGCGCGTCCGCTCGGTTTCCAGGCCGGCGGCCTGTTCGGCGACACGCTGTTTTTCTGCGGCCAGCTCGGCTTTGCCGAGGTTCATCTTGCGATCAAACTCGTTCTGGCGCAAACCATGCTCCAGCGAGTGCTGCAAGGCCGTGGCTATCTTTTCGTCCTTGATGATCTCTTCCGCCTTGGCCGGATCGACCCCGGCGGCTGTGAGTTCCTTAACGACGGTTTCGAATGGCATCTTTCAACTCCTTCCCTTGCGGGCTGCGGATACTACGGACTGCGCCAGCGCCTCGTGGGAAATCATCCCATTGCTCCGGTGGAGGGCTGGCTTTCCGACATGGAAGAACCAACGATTTCGACCAGCAGTTTGGTCAGGTTCCGTTTCAACTCCAGCACCGATTTCGATGCCGCCGGAAACTGTCTCGAAATCCCGTCAAGAGCGGTGCCTAGACCCTGGATCTGTACGCTGACAGCCTGGATCTGCTGGCGCCGCATCTGCTCCGCGTTGAGTTGCGCGGTGCTGGCCTCGTTCACGCCCAGCGCGGACTTGTAGTCCTGCAGGCCGGAACCGGACGGCGCTGCCTGGGGCTGCGGGGAGGCGAAGGGAGTTTGTGGGCTGGTCATAGAGTTGACACCAGCGGCTAACGCTTCGAGCCTCTCTTGCGGAGGGCTTTCTTCGCCGACTTCATCGGCGTGTTGAGTTTGGTCGCTTTGCTCATGTTTCGCACCACTGCGTTCGATTGGGGCGACTGCGCGCGGACGCCGCCGCCCCGCGTTTACCCTTGCTTCGGTAGGGGACCGAACCTGTTACGGTTCGCTCGTTCTACGCGGAGCAGGTTGGCCTACTTCTTGCCGCGCTTGTGGCCACGCTTCCGGCGATCACAAATAGTGTTCAGAGGGATCATCGAGGCAGCTCCTTTCCGGCAGCGGGCAAACAAAAACGGCGCCCCCGGCTTTCACCGGAAGCGCCGCTGTTTTCACAAACCCGTTGCGCTAATCCTTCAAACCTAGACTATGCCTGTATGTTTTGTTCTGTCAACCCCTTTCGGCGGTCTCCACGCGGCGCCGGGGCTGGAAAGGGCTTCGGGCGCACCTCCCAGACGATCCGCCCGGCGGGCGTTCCCTGGCTGAAATTGATCTCCAGTTTGCCGGTCAACTTGCGTTGCGCGATAGTCTGGATCGTCTCGCGCAGTTCGTGGGCTGAAAACAGCAGGCGAATCATGTTAACTCGTCTTAACGGTAGATCTTGTCCCTTGATCTTTTTGCGCAATCGAGGGCGGTTTGCGATTTACATTGGGCCGCCCCGGCCCGCCGCCATCGCCCTGCTGTCCCACGCTGAGGTCTTCCTGCAAGGCGTGCATCCATTCCTGCTCGACCTCCCACTTCTCTGGCTCGGTGACTGGAGGTTTGCCATTACGCATCGCGGGCAGTTCGCCCATATTGAGGCCCAAGCCCTTGCCAATGGTATGAGCCGAAACCGTAACGCCCGCCTTCTTAGCCTGCATCAGAATCAGGTTGCGTCCGATTCTCGACACCTGCGCCTGGCTGTACGGCTCAATCACATATGAAAGCTGTTTGATTGTCCAGCGCACCCGTTCCCACTGGGTGTAGATCGACGAGCCAGCGCGCGGATCTTCGCCCGGCAGATGCGAGGGGATGAGTTCGCCGGGACGAAAATCGATCATCTCCTGGACCGCGCCATCTTCGCCCAGCAGGTGGAACACCTTCTGCGAATCCCAGAATTGCAGCGCCAGCGGGTAGAACAGAGCGTCCAGTTCCTGCGTGGCGACCTCGCCGCCGCGGGCGATGTCCTGCACTACCGGGCCGGCCTGTTCCAGGATCTTTTCGATGGAATCGGCGCTGGGCACCTGCTTAGCCTTGGCCACCGCCATCAGATCCTTAACCACGCTCAGGTTGTCCAGATTCTCAAACAGCAGCGAGACGACCTGCAGAATCCACTGCGGGACGTCCCAATGCTGCACCGGCAGCAACGGCTCGATAGGGTTGCCCATGCCACTGCTGACTTCGACCGTCTGCCCTGGCTTGCGGGTGTTGATGCGCGCCATCGCCGTTTTGTCGATCAGGTTGGGGTCGTGCTTCAGCGGCGGCTGCAGGCGCACCAGCACGCTATCCACCACCGCCCGCAGAATCTGGTTGATGGCTTTCTGAATCCGCCAAGTATCCTGAACGATAGAGTGGCCCAGGTACTCCCAGGCGTAATCGTCGAAGCGCATCGGCACTAGCGGCACACGACCGTGCAGGAACGGGCTGGTGCCGTCCTTGAGGATGCAGGTATCGGTCCAGATCACCCGGCGCCGCAGCGGGAACAGGCGCGCATCGTCCTCGTCGGCGGGCTTCATAATCATCTTGCCCTGCAGGTCGCGCACGCCGGCCGGGATCATCTGCCCCACGAACGGCACTTCGTACTGCCAACTGGTCCCTGGATCGCCCATCGGGATGCGCCGCCCGGTGTTGTTTACGGAAGTGTCCATGATGTAGGTGGTGTAAACGTCCACCACCGGCATCTGGCGTCCGAAGGAGCGTTGTGGGGTGTCGAGGTTTCCCAGCACTCCATTGGGGTTGCCTACCGCGCGCTTCATGCGATCCCAAGCGCGGCCGATCCAACCCGGTACGCTACGTGAAGGCTCAATCTTATGCTGCAATGCGGGATAGGCCGCGAGCACCAGGTGCAGCGGCACCTCTTCGCAGACTGTGACGGCATACGCTTTCTGCAAATCGAAGTCCTCGGTCAGCATGACCGGAAGAACATCGGACGGGCCATGCACCTTGCAGGCGATTTCGCCGTCGCCGAACCCGTAGAAATTGTTGTCCCACCACAGTTCCAGATAGGCCGTGCCGAGACCACAGGCGTACTGGCAGCCTTGACGGTACTTGCGATCCTGCTTGGTGACGATCCACCACAGGTTTTTCATCTTGTTGAGCCGGTCCACACTGACTGCGGCCTCTTTCTTCTTCGTCACCGCCTGGCCGGCTGGCTTGAGGTTCGACACCGTGGCCACCAAATCGCGGAAATTGCGCTTGATGCGGTTGACGTGTACCGTGGAATAGCCGGTCAGTTTCTGCGGCATGTTGTCGCCCGACAGAATCTCGTAGGCGCGCGGCAACTCCGCCCAGGCGGGCTGTGATTCGATGAACGCGCGGCCCATGTCGCGCAGTTCCTTCATTCGCCCCAGTGTCAGTTCCTGGATGCCGTCTTTGTTGGCCAGCGTATCGAGGTACGACGGCGCTTCGTAAAGATCGCGGTCAAAAGGCATTTACTTTCTTCCTCTCCCAAGCCCGTCAGGTCCACGATAGGGTTCCCTGTTTGAGGCGTCGAATTCCAGCGCCTGCAGATAGAAGGCTCCGCGCCACTGGGGACGCGGTTTCTGGTTGTTTTGATCCATTGCGAAGCGGGCGAAGTCGCGTTGCGCCGGAGACATCGACTGCATCCGGTCACGCAGTGCCGAGCGACAGGCGGCTGTGTTTATCTCGCTGAGCCGGTCCTTGCCAATCTGTACCCGCTCCCATTTCTCGCGCTCCTCGCGTTCGATTTCGCGGACGATGCGGCGTTTCTCGTGCGTCTCCTGGACTTCGATGCGCTCGTATTCGGCGGGCATCTTGGCCCCGCGCTGACCGGGGAGGGTGTACGTTCCGTCAGGCCGCTTCCAGAACTCAGTCGGTTCCGGCGCCCAGTCCTCGCCCGTGCCGATAAACTCCAGTTGCACCTCGCAGGCGGCACAGCACAGATGCCTGTTTTTTCTGAACCAGTGCCGCCCTTCGTGCCCGCAGGCTTCGCAGACGTACAGCACGCGGTCGCTCATAACTCCGCCTCCATCTGGTCCAACGCGCCGGGGTGGGAGACGCTATACTGCGTCCCGAAAAATTCCGTTAGCCGGCTGGCGCCCGCCCGCTCCTCGCCCGGCAGGATGATCCGCGGCTCCTCGCGCGACCCCAGATTGGCGTCAATGTAGCGCAACGGGCCGTCAGATTGCCTCTTCTGGCGTAAGTAGCTGATACTCTGGGCCTTACCTGTCACTTCCAGAATGTGAAGCGACAGATAGATGATCCCCAGCGCCATGAAGCGGTCGTCCTTCTGGCCACTCTCGGCGCGCATGGCTTGCACGTCTTCGTCGCGGTGCAGGGCCTGCATCTCGCGCACAAACTCGGGGCTGTTGATGTCGATTTCTCCGTCGCGCAAAGCCTTCACCAGCAGGTCGATCAGCATGGGCCGCGACCAGCGGTTAGTGACGAAGCCGATACGCGTGGCGGTGCGTTCCGGTTTACGGCGGTCGTAGCGCCGCCAATCGTGGAAATTCGACCAGCCCCATTTCTTCAATTCAAGCTGCGTGATTTCGCCATTTAGCCCGGTTTCGATAGCGATCTTTGGCTGGCAAGTGCGCGCCCCTTGATAGAACAGCGCAAGGCAGTGCATCATTGGCGCTAAGTCCATGGCGTTCACGTAGTTGGAAGCGAACTCGCACACCTGACCGTCGCAGCGTTCTAAGTCTCCCTTGCGTAACCCTTCGATGACGGTGTTGTCCATGCCCACGCCGTCGCCGGTATCGACTCCGAACCCGTAAGTAGCGGTCTCTTCCGGCCACTCGAAAATCAGGACCTTCCCGTCCACGCTGGAAGTCTGCCAGCCTTCCCAGCGCAGCGGCACCAACTGGTACGGGCCGATTTCGAGTATCCGGCGCGAGGTGTCGCGGTCGCGCTCGTCGGCCTGCAATCGGCCGGGCAGGATGCTTTGCGCGGCGCGGAAGCCGAACACGCCCACCGGCTCCTCGCAGGAGTGGTTGTAATCCGAAATCGTGTCCACGTCGAACACCGACTCGCCCGAAGCCATGAAGGCTTCCAAGTCGTCGGCGGCGAACTCGTGCAGAAACTTGGCCAATTCTTTTTTGGCGCGGTGGTCCTCGCGGGTAGACTCCCAGAACCACATCTGATGCCGCGGCATCTGCCAGTTCTCGGGGTAGTGTTTGCGCAACTGGTCGTTGGCCAGAACGTATTTACGGGCGCGCTCGGCATGGGCGACCGTCACGCCCATCGGGCGCCAGTCGGGAGGGACGGGATTGCGTTTGAGCCAGGTCGGGGTGGGGTAGTAGTCCTCGCGCACGAACCACGGCAGAAACACCGTACACCAGCGCGCCCGGCCGTTGCGCTTCCAGTAATTGCGCTTACACTGCTCCCAAGTCTTGAACAGCCAGCCGAATGGGCCTTCTCCGGTGGACTCGCCGATGCCCAGCACGTCGGGCGACTCGTGGACCGCAGGCATCAGCCCGGCGTCGATCAGGTCTTCGGCATTGAGGTACGATGCTAACTCGCTGAGGTGGAATATGTTCGGCGTGTTGCCGCGGCCGATGTCGAACTTCTGCGCGCCATGCTGAATGATGAGCCGCGAATTCTGGCGCCCGAATACGGAGCGCGTGCCGGCGCGGTTGGCGGTGCGCTCGGGCCGCAGCCACCACGGCATCAGATCGTACAGCGCGTGGTACTTCTCGACCATCTCGGCCGAGCGTTCCTTGTCCGAGGAGCCAGTGATAG